CTACAATTAGCTGTAGTGAGCCCAGATATGGTGCTTTGGTCAGAGTTGGACAAATCCAATCTCCGCATGCCTGCCCTATACTGGGCTCCACCTTGTACCTGTGGTATGAAATTAGTAATTTCTTCGCATGCTTTAAGATACTCTGGAGAATCAACCCTAGAATAAAACTTAGGGCCCCACTCTCCCTGGGTAAAATTATTAATAGGAAAAGTAAACTTCATCTACTCCCTCGAGTTTAACCAGTTATCAGAGTATACTCTATCTCCTCCGCTCTCTTGAGCATCGAAAGACCTAGCCTCCCTCAAATTTTGTGTATATTCTTTGTATAAAGAGGCCTTAAGTGCCGCATCCTGGACTATAGTAAATGTTACGTCTGACGCCAATTTGCAAGCCAATGCCTCTATAAACGCTGGAGAAAAATCAGAAACATCAACTGAATTTGATAAGTACCTAATACTTACTGACGTTTCATTACAATACAGATCTCTTCCAAAGACTTTCCACCGTTCTCCACTAGGAAGGTCTGTGTCTATAACTCTAAGGCAATCATTTGGTAAACCAAACTTATAGTCGAAGTCATACTCCGGCTGGTCTGCTAGCTGGGCTAATTCAGAATATACGATAGCAAAGTTCCAAGGATGAGAGTAAAGCAAGGAGTCCCTAACCTTGTGGTACTGCTCTTTCATTACTATAGCCCTAGGATTATCATCATCGAGGCTGATTATTCTCTCAGCCCCGAGCTTTGCAAGGGCACTATTACAGATAGATACTTCACTAACCATGGTAGTGCCCCCTTAAATTACCCTACTCTAATGATCTCAATCCAACCTTTGATGGTTCCAGAAGAAGCTGTAGTGGCCTCACTAACGTTCAACTGCAAGTCACACTCAGCATCGAACACTTTAGCAAACCCAGCGTTAGCTCCGCCTGCTTCCATTTGCTGTTGCATAGACACACAGTCAGCTGCAGTCTTCATGTCAACAGTGGTTAGAAAGCCGTCTGCATCTGCAGTCTCAACTGCTGCAGCGTCTGCTGCCCAGCCAAGCTCAGCAGTTCCACCAGTGCCAAGATCTGGAAACTGAAGAACAGCATCCAACACTCGGCAACCTTTTGGAATCTTCGCTAGCTTCACGATGTCATTCAGCGCCAACACAGCAGCAAGAGCAAAAGAAAAATAAATCTTCTCAACCTTACCACCCCAATCGCGCCCATGAACTTTATCCGCTGGTACATCAACAAAAGCGTCTGTATACTGCGCACCGTATTTTGTAGCCATGATTAAGCCTCCTTACAGATTACTTCAATAACCTGCTCTTCTTGCATTCTAACCGCGCCTAGAGACATTCTGCAATAAACCTGCATAGCGTATCCAAGATCATCTCTCTCGCTCATTTTAGTAATAAAATCTTCGCCCATAGATAAAATCATTCCCTGATCAGCCCAAGCGATACAAGCTCTAAATGTTCCAGAAAATGAAGTTCCAGAACCTACAGCTCCAGTAGACGTGCTACTAGCAGTAGATGTAGTCAAGCCAAGTCTCTCTAATCTAATAAACTCAAAACCCATAAACGAGTTTAACTCGCCTTGAACTAGAGCCTTTACAGAGTTGTAGTCAGCTGATGTGATTTGAGAGTCAGACAAAAGATTCGAGATCTGGCTAGCTGTAACCGCCATGTATCTTTTACCTTCTACCTCATCCTCATCCATCATCTTCTTAACACCTCTTAGAGTTCTAAGATTTAAATTTGAATGGGCTGATCCGTCGTTAGCTGCATACTTAGATCCGTTAGGATGAGTAACTGCTGTTGTTCCAGTCTCTCCAGAATACGCAGTTCCTAAAGCTGCCGCTATAACAACATCGTCCTTTGTTCTTCCAAACGCCCAAGCAGCCGCCATAGCGTACTCGGAAGTAGGGTCGATCAACATTCTGATCTTATCCTGATCGTCTACTAGGTCCGCCCACTCATAGTCTGCTAGAGTAACCATTCGTCTAGAATGCGGAGTATCTAGCTGTGGGGTAGCGGAATGTCTTCCAGTTCTAGCAACTGCTGCTACTGATCCAATACGATCAAAGAACTGTGACTTACCTTTTTGTGTTTCTTTTCTAACAGCCCGCTCGAGTCTAGAGCCCTGCTGCTGAACTAAATGAATTACGTTAGCATTGTACTGCTGTACAAAACCTTCAGTAACTTGTGATGACATAACATCCTCCAAGAATAATTGTTTGTGTATACGATTAAAAACTTTTTGGATTGTCCATTGCTGGGTCCGTGGTTGTTTGATCGTGGCCTCAAACTAGCTTGAAGGGTCCTATAGACAGGATTATCCTGCCTATAACTGTGACGCCATTGGTTACTTCTTGTCAACAGGGTATCTTTGTTGGAACAGCGCAGTATATTCTTGTATAACCGCCTTATGGCTCGGATGATGTTTATCCAAAAATGCTGGGCTGGTCCTTAGTGCTGCAATCTCTTTGTCTATCTCCACTGGGGTTTTGCCCGCGCTTCCGGATCCATCTATAACCGTATGTTCTCCATACAACTTATCGCCAACTGCAGCCATTAACCTAACAAACTTCTCATCTGCAGCAACCCCAAGTTTATTAAAATGGTCTACTACGCCCTCTCCGCCCATATCAAAAAGAGCTTTATTAGCCCTGGCTAGCTTTTGCTGATACGCCGATCCCCAGTCTTTTTTAAGAGATGCGGCCGTCGTCTGATGTCTCTTCGTCGCCTCTTCGTCAAATTGTTTAACGGTTGATAGCTTGAGGTCTGATAGCCACTCTGCAAGGGCTTGGGCTTGATTAGGAAGAACTCCGGCCTTGAACGCTTGTTCTTTAAATGACTTGGCAAACTCCTCCTCTACCCCCGCCTCTTGCTTAAACTTAATCTCATATTTCTCTGCAGCCTCTGGTAGACCTATTCTATGTAGAACCTGCCTAAATTCCTCAGGCGTGGTGTGCTTAGTAGGAACTGGAATCTTATCAGCACCAATCAATTTCTGAGCCGAGACATAGGCTCCGGCCAAGGCATCCACAGAGGTGAACTTTTTGAGAGTGGCATCCTCTTGTAGCTCTTTAGGAAGGACAGATTTCCAATCGGAAGAGGTGCCCCCTTGGGTAGCGTTAGCATTACTAGAAGCTCCGGTGGGCTTTCCTGTATCTGCTCCACCATTAGAACCTGAACTCCCGGCTTGTGGTACTCCAGTCCCGCCCCCACCTGTAGGTGCAGTAAAAAAGCTAGTTCCTCCCCCACCTGAGCCTCCTCCCTCTGCAGCGACCTGATTCATAACTATATTACTCCATGTCTTTAACATACGTATCTATCCTTTCTCTTAATTTTGCCGGACTAGTCTTTAGTATTGACAAGATTCTTAACACAACATTTCTTTCTCCCTCTCTAAAAATAACCTCACTATCACTAGCTCCAGAACTATTAGTGCTTTTTAAAACCCAATGTTTGTTTATAAGGTCGTTAAGAACCATCTCTCCATCGGGGCTAGAAAAAATAGTGTGATACGCTTCAACTGTTTTTACCTGCCTACTGGCTGCCTTCTTTGTCGTACTATCCACCAACTACTCCTATCTCTGACACTGTCTTCATAGCTTTAGCAGTGTTTAAAGAGTCAACCCCTTGCTGTGCCTGCGCTTGTGCCAGCTTTACCTGCATAGCTTGCTCTGCCCTTTGTTGTCTAGAGGCTGCTACTACATCGGAATCCACAAGCATTTCTTGTGGGGCGCCGTATGTATTAACCAAAACTCTAGCTACCTTGTCACCATCAAAATTATCCATAACTCCAGGGTTCATCTGAATAAATGGGGTTATAGCAGAAACCACACGAAGGATGCTTTGTGCTTCATTTATTTTCTGAGACTTTGCTATCAAAGAACTATACTTAACTGTTATATTCATACCAGCTAGCTCCTCTGGAGGAGGAGGTATAAGCCCCCTATTATCCGCTATAGCGTATGCTCTATCCACTAAGGGCCGCAAGAATTCAGACTGTTGCCTTCCCAACATAGGGCCAAGAAGTCTCATGGCCTCTTCTGTTCTTTGTAAAACTTCTGTTGCTGTCATCATTGGACCACCCTGCTGAAGCCTAAGGTGGTCTATGTAATAAGCATCCCTAACCCTTTTTCTTCTGTCCTCCATTGCTTGATAACCAAAATCTATGTTTGTGTCTGCGAATACTGGCTTAATAAATTCCTGAGTGCCTGATCTATAGTAATTTATTCCACCTGGTACAGTAACTATAGGAAGTATATATCCATCGTCTGGCATCTGTATCGGTGGATCCACTTTCTTCTGAGCCCCTATTAGCATGGTCTCATTCATTTTATTTAGAACCTTCATCTCTGGAAGAGCATTCATACCTGGAGATCGACCGTATATCTCTCCAGCGGCCTTAGTCCACCTAGGAACCACGTAAGGAAACTGATTAAATTTTCCTGAACTTATCTCTGTCTCAGTATCCAAAATAAAATACTGAGAAATAAAATGGTCTAAGTCCTTGCCAGGGTTTTTCATAGAAGCTGGATAAACAGCATGTACACAAATAAATTTTTTGTCCAAACTCTTTTCTTGAGCCTCCTTAACTTCTCTTGGAGCACTCTCTATCCCAAATGCGTCTATGATATCTTTAGCTGTGGCTTTATACTCATAGTATATCTGATCTACTTTTCCGTAATAATTTTCTGCGATATAATAATCCCTAATAAACTTAGTCTTAAACCTTACTATATCTTTTTTATCTTCCTCTACTAGCATGCAGCCAGTCCCAAATGAGCACAAATCCAAATAAAGTTCGTGAACTTCTGTTTGAAAGTTAGAGTTATTAAAGATAAAATGTAACGCCCTAGAAGATTCTTGAAGCCACTTTCTAACTCTGTCCTCTCTGTCTAATTCCACATTACCAGTAGAAAACTCAAACCATGTAAGATCAGGATTAGTGAGCATACCATGTAAGGCTCCTGCCAGCATTTCATTCGAATACATCCCTGTATTGTCAAGCAGCCTAAACGCTTTCTTCTCTCCTGGTGTTGTTCTATTAAGTACATCGTTCTTCCTTATAAAAATATAATCAGCAATATCTTGCCAATGGCTTTCCCACAACGATCTCTCAGATTTTAGTTGCTGAATTATTTTCTTTACTTCTTTAGCATTCATTTTATTCATATTCTAAATCCCCCAACCGGGCCAATTCTTCCACTGTTTGGAAATGAAACAGATGCCGACGCATTCCTTCGGAAGTCTTCCCTATACGCCTCTGTTAGTTTATATTTGTCTGCCTCTTCCACGTCTTTTCTCCACTTTGCTCTTTCATCTTCTATAGCTTTTATCTTTGCTTTATTGCTCTCAACTATCTCTGCATCTGTGTGTACCTGCGTAGCTATAGTATCTATAGCCCTCTTGTCTGCTCCAATATCTCTAGAGTACTGGGCCTCTTGAAAGAAAGTATTTTGTGGGCTAGCAGTAAGAGCCATGGCTAATCCAGGAGTAAGAGATCTTCTCTCGGTCATACCCTTTAGTGTGGCATACATTCCTTTCCACGCCTCTAGCCTTCTTTTATACATCTCTTCATCTGGTCCAACCTTCTTTATTCTATCATCAAAAGATGTCTCTTGAGTTTTTCTATCGTTGATAATACCTGCTGCTACGCCTCTAAGTATCCCTCTCTTCAAATCATTTGCTGGATTAAAATTATTTAAAAAATCTGTTACTTTCCCACCTCCAGCGAAAAAGTTATTTACACCTGTTGCAGCGGTTCCTGGGGCCCTAATAAATTCCCCTATTGTTTTTCCCCCGCCCTCCATTGCGTCACTTAGCCAAGACATAAAAACCTCCTATATGACAGAGTACTCTCTCTGACACTCTCTTGGGTATTTCTTTTTATCTTCTTTACTTGTTTCATGTTCTTTCATTCCCATAGCTGCGGTTCTAAATGCGTCGGCTCCGTGGCTACACCAATTGTGTTTTGGATTATTTTGGAATATCCCATTCTTGCTATCCCAAACTTTTTCATACTGCTTAAGAGACTCTATTC